GGCACTGTTGCGCGACTGGGCCTCATACGAGGGAGGCAGTCACAGTTTCGTGGCGTAGAAGCGTTCGTTTGTTCCGTCAAGAGGTGCCACGCAGTTAGGTGCCCGTTTGAAATTCTTAGGCGGCCGTTTGAAATGTTTCCGTGGCAGTTTGAAAATGCTGTCCTAGGAGAGCGCGGCGCATAAGTGCGCCGATATCCTTTGTTTGAGCGCACAATTGCGCTTGACGAGACTTGCGAACTCTTTTAGCCACGCGACACTTCGCATCGCAGCTCTACGCGCCACAGCGCCGCACTGCACGCCATGTCGCTCCACATCGCTCCGCCTCACAACGCAAGGAGTTTTTATGAAGATCGCTACTGTCACTCTCGCATCAACAGCGCCCTATTCGCAGTCTCGGTCCTATGAGCACGAGATCGAAGAGTTGCCGCGCGAAGGCAAGGACGCCTATCAAACCCGCACTTGGAGGAACAAGTGCCATACTTTACCGAGCGGCAAAGTGTTCATCCCTCCGATGTCGTTCAAAATGGCTTTGGACACAGCCGCCAAAATGCTTGCCGGTGACGAAGGATGAAGTCCTGTGCGATCGCATCTTCGCCAACGCTGACGGCGTGCGCGGCTCTGGTAAGCGAGTTTGGCGCTTGTTTCCGCGCATCGACAATTGGACCGCAGACGTTCCGTTTCATGTGATCGCCGACGAAATTACTGAAGACGTTTTCGAGGAACATCTCCGCCAGGCCGGGGCATTCGTTGGCATCGGCCGGTTTCGTCCGCAGTCTGGCGGCTATTATGGGCGGTTCGAGGTAAAGAAGATCAAGTGGAATTAATCGTCGCCGCACCTCGCAGCACTCCACTGCATAACGCACCGCCACGCGGCACAACGCAACACAACGAGGACGGTTTCCGCCCCATGACCCCAAAAGAACTGATCGACTGGCGCACACGGCACGGCCTCTCGCAAGCCAAAGCGGCCGAAATGCTTGGATGCTCGCGCAGGGGAATCCAACTATGGGAGAAGGGCGACGGCACCATCCCGCAAACCATCGCGCTCGCGATCGCTGCGGTGCAGTTCAACTTGCCGCCTTACGGTCGCAAGGACTAAGCCGCCTTCCCGCCCATGCGAGCCTGCGCCGCGAGCAATTCGCCCATGCGCAGCCGCATCTTCTCGCCCTGTGGCGTCCTGGCCCAATATTCTTCGGGCTTCGTCCGCAACACGGTTTGAATCTGCGAAAGCTCATCGCTCATCGACTTGCCGACATCGCCGCCGGACGCCTCGACCACCGTTGCATTCGGGTCGAGGTCGCCAGCGACGTGAGCCAAGGCTTTCAGCACCGTCGGATTGTTCAGAAGCAGAAGCCCGTTCTGATCGCGCGCGGATTCCAGCATGCCGCCAACGCCGTCGGGCATCTTGGCGAGCATGTTCTTGATCGCGTTCTTATTGCCCCGGAACTCGTTGCCCCATTCGCTCATCAGGGCTTCGGTGCCGTTGAGGCGCGCTTGCTCGTTCTGCTCGAATATCTGATCGGCCTGTTGCGCGACGATCGCCTGATAGGCCGAGAGCGCCGTGTGGACCTGCGCCGGCGTGGCGTTGATCTTGTGCATCTCCTCAGCGAATTTGCCGTAGAGCGCCTTGTCGTTTTCACCGATGACGAGCGTCGTGCCGTCCGCGAGCTTCACGTCCTTGAGGTACTCTTCGGACTTCTCGGGAATGCCGTTGTCCTTGCGGTATGCGGCAATTTGCTCAGGCGTCGCATCGGCCGCGAGCGTCGGCTTCATCTTGCCTTCCGAGATCGCCTTGCGGCTCTCGAGCAGCGCGTCGACGACGGCGGTTGCGGACGTGTATTTCTGGATTGCGCCTAGACGCTTCGCATCGCCGCCGGTCATCACGTTGCGCCAATCGACGCCTTTGTCACCGTCAGCGGCCTTGCCAGCACCACCGGCGTCAGCGCCGGCAGCGCCCTTGTCGTCGAGCAGGGTCGCTTGCTTTCCGCCGTCAGCGCCCTTTCCAGCGTCAGCAGCCGCACCTTTGCCGGCATCGCCTTGCGCGCCCTTGTCCGCGCCAGCACCAGCCGCCGCGCCTGCGTCTGCGCCACCGGCGCCTTGTTCCTCAGCCATGTTCGTCCTCCAATATCGCGGGGTTTACGCGGGTCATCTTGATCATCTCGGCCGCAACGAACCGGCGGCCTTCTGCAAATGCGGTGTCGCGATCGCCGTCGGCGCCGGGCCTGAAACTCACGTCATGGAAGCGGCACAGCGCGCCGATGATCCATGCCCAGCACTTCACTTGCTGCTCGGGCGACGCCTCGCCGACGCTCAGCGCGTACATCGCATTGAGCTCGCCCTTACCGTAAGGGATCGAGCCAAGGACTGATTTCGGGGGCGCGGCGGGGGCCTTTGGCTTCATGCGGCTTTAGCTTGCTCCATCAGCCCGAGCGCTTGCGCGCCCTTCCCAGCCGCTTCAGCAGCCATGCCCGCCTGCCCAATGCCGGCGATCGTCTCGGCAATCGCCTGCTTCGCCTCGCGCGCCTGCGCACGTTGCGCCATCGCGTCAGGTGTCCGCAGCCACGCGGCCGGGTAGCCGATGCCTTCGAGCGCGCCGCGGAGAGCGATCGGCGCGTCGACCGTATCGATCACGCCCGGATCGGCTTCGGCCGCGACCTTCAGCAGTTCCGCACCATTGGCGAAGATCGAGCCGCGCTCAGCGCCTTCCGCCTTCAGCAGCGGCGACTCAAAATGGAATTGCACGTTGGCGCCGCGCAGCCGTTCCGGCACATCGTTCGCCGGTCCGAAAGCGCCGTTGCGCATCAGGAGCGAGAACGTCTCGTCGCAGAGCTGGCCGTTGTAGTCCTCTTCCATCGGCTCGAACAACGGAAGCGCCTGCCGGATGTACTCGGAAACGCGATATGTTGCCTCCGTCGCCGTATAAGGCTTGCTTTGATCGCTCGGGGGAAGGCTCAGCTTGTCGAGGTAAAACGCCTCGCGGATCATGGCGCGCGTGTCGGCCTGCATTTGAAGGCCGAACTGCAATCCCGTGCGATCGAACTCGATCGGTGACAGCGCCTTGCCGAACCTCTCGTCATATTCGCGATCGACCCACGTCACGCCACCGGATGCGAGGTTGATGTCCGAGCGGATGACGGCTTGCTGCGCCACCATCGGCGGGTCTGCCGCCTTCTCGCCCGCTTGGAGCAGCGTCAACGTCATGGCCTGGATCAGCCGCGCGTCAGGCAGCGCCGCGACTGTCGCCGGCGAAAACGCATATTGGGAGCCCGAAACCGTCTGCCACCGCGGGATCACGTAATAGCGCCCGTGGATGCCCTTCTCTTCGATCAGGTGGCCGTTCTCGACGTCGATGTAGATCGACACATAAGGCGTCCGCCACTTCTTGCCGCCGGTCGGCTCGGCATAGTCGGACGACTCCAGGACGACATGGCGCACCCGGACCGTGCGGAAGGGATTGAGGCGAAGCTCGTTCACCATCGGCCCGGCGAGGCCCTTGTCGCCGAAAGTCCCGTGCAGCTGCTTCAGCGTCGGTTCCCAGTTGCGATGCACGCAGCCGATCTTGCCTTCAGCATTTTCGGCCCATGCGACGTCGCGAAGATGCCAGCAGCGATAGAGCAGCGCGTCACGCGCGCGGTTCAATTCGACGCTCAGAACGGTTTGGCCGAAGGCCGCGAAGTCGTGGTCGCCCTCCTTCGTCGCCCGCGTGAACAGCGAGGCGCGGTCATACATCGCCGCCCGCTGCACCTTGGCGGCATATTGCAGCCATTGCTTCGAGGCGTCGTCATCCTCCGTATAGGCCGAGCGGATCGAGAACCATTGCTTGCCCTTGGGCCGCAGCATCGACGAGAAGGCGTTGCCGAGATCCCGGCGGCAGATGAGCGGATAGGATGTCGTGAGGTGCGCCGCGAACTCGCGGCCGAGCATGACGCTTTGCGTGAAGTGGGCACGCTCCGGATAGAAGTGGTCCGCCGTCTCTTGCAGCAGCGAGTTGAGCGGCGCCTTGTCGGCGAACAGCTTATCGCCCTGCTTCACGAGTTCTTGGTGGCGGACGTCGAGGGCCATCAGCGCCCCGCCTTCTTTGGCGGGATCATCTACTTCTCGCCCCGCTTCTTGCCGAGGTATTTCTTCATGTAGCCCTTTTCAGGCGGGCGCATGATCGTCGGCGGCCCCTTGCCTTCGGCATCTTTCATGGCCCCGGAATAGCCCTTCCGGTAATCGAGGAACATTCCGAGGATCGATCGCGACTTCTTGGGCTCTGGCTTCTTGGCTTCGCTCATGGCCCGAGCGTGTCCGACAAGATCGTGCTTTCGCGCCCACTGCGCGCGGAGACTGTCGCCGCCGCCTTCTTGCGAGCGGCGAGTTGGTTGGCTGGATCGGGCATTGTTGCAACCGGTGGCGGCTTTTTGGGCTTGTCGAAGAGCCCTGCGCCGAGAATGCCGAGCGGCAGCATCTTGAGCGGCTTCTTGAACGCGTCACCCATCACTACCTCCGCACGAAATCACGCTGCCGGTCTCGATGGCGAATTACCGTAGGGGCGCGCATAAAAGAGTTCGCGTCAGTGCGCTAGGGCTTCGTGAATGTCGCAGCCGCCCCGCAACCGGCGGATCACGGAATTATGCACTTCCCAAACCTGACGCAATAGATCGCGCTCACGTGCGTTTTCCGCCAGTTGATGGATTGCAGCCGCAATCGCCCTTAGTGCGGCGGCTTGCTCGGCCGCCGGCGCTAGGGCGAGGACAAGTAGGAAGGGCCGCTACCCGGCTCCCCGCGAAGGAAAAGGTAGCGGCCCTTAATCGGCCTAGGCCCGAGTGGTGGAACTGGCAGACACAGCCGCCTTGGACGCGGCCGGTTAATTCGGAAACGGGACCGTGTGAGTTCGAATCTCGCCTCGGGTACGTCGAAAGTCAACATAGACCATCGAACTGGTTAGCGCCCCATGAACCTCTCGCAGATTTCCAAACTGACCGAAGACGAAGCGCGCGAGATGTTGGAGCGCATCCGGTGGCCGAACGGCCCTGCGTGCCCTCATTGTGGTTGCGTGGAGGGGCATACGAAGGCCGCCGTCAAAGCCGCTGAAGGAAAGCGGTTGACGTACAGGGAGCCAATCCGAAAGGCTGGATAGGGCAAGCGCCTGCGAACCCAAGGGGGTTGCGGCAGGGCTGTTGACCGATTACTCCGGAAGGGCGAGAAGGTTGTCCTTCCCGTAGCCGTCCGGCATTCCCACATCGGGGCACGGTTACGCCTCTCTGATGTCCCCGCAATCACGGTCAATTCGCCGAACACTTCGCCGATCATCTGCGTACGAACTCCCTTTGCGTAGCCCTGTGCCGGATCACGCTAGGCGCGCGGACGTGGCTATTGTGCGCCTTTGACCAGATGGCTGCATGCGTCATCGCCCGCTGACCTTCGCACCACGAGATCACGACCGCATCGCCGCCATCGGGCGAGCGCCCGAGCTTCTCGACGACGTCTTCCTTGGTCTCGACCTTGATGCCGCGCGCGGTCACTTCGAACGTCGCCGCCGTGAGATCAGCGACGAGCGCGGGATCGGGCGGCAGAGCAACCGGCGAGCCTCCGGGCTGCGCAGGATCGAGCGCCTCGCGGAATTTCCAATAGACTTCGCTGCGCTTGTTCGTGAAGCCGAGTTGATTGTCGGCCGTGCGCGCGAGCGACTTCTCTGCGCCCTTGTAACCATAGACCGACGGCTGCCCGACCTGGTTGACAGGCAGGTTGCCGATCAGGTGATCGTAGGGCGAGCCGCCATAGCCGCCACCCATGTCGATGATGACCGCGGCATTGTCCCGCCGCCGCGCCACGATCAGCCCGGCCACGTCGGGCCCCGTCGGCGTCTTGACGCCCGGCGTGCGCTCGAGCGGAGCGAACCAGCCGTCGTGGCGGATCGCGAGCACGGTCTGATCATCGCCGCCGCGCGCAACGTCGCAGCCGATCGCGCACATGGGAATCCCCGCCGGCGGGTGCGGCGTCCAGCGCGCTTGCGCCTCGCGGACCCATTGGGTTGGGATGACCTGTTGCAGCGCGTCCTTGCGGGCGAGCATGAAGTTGCCGTCGCGGAAGGCGGAACGGTAAGGCTCCGGCAGCGCGTCGAGCTTGGCCGCGTAGTCCGTGCGGGCGAGGAACGGATTGTCGGAGAGCACCGCCGGGATGAACGTGCGCGAGAGCGGCCGCACCGTCTTGAGCAGGATTTGCACAGGCTCGGGCCCGGGGACTTCGCGATCCTTCCCGGCTTCGTCCGTGATGAACCAGCGCAGTTCGCCAGGCTTGGCCGGGTTGTGATGGTTCGGATCCAGCCACGGCGCAAAGAACCGGATCAACCATTCGCCTTCCGACGAGACCGGCGGGTTGCTGGCCATGACGACGCGGCAGCGTTGGCCTTCGTCGGCTGATCGGTTCCATGTGATCAGAAACCGGACCTGCGATTCGTGGAAGTGGGCGACTTCGTCGAGGAATAGCCCGTCGTGCGGTTGGCCTTGCCACGACTCTTCGTCGCCGACATGCGCACACGCGCCGAAGTCTATATGCCGGCCGTCCGCGGTTTTGAGCTTGGGCGGTGTCGAGCCGTTGAAGCCCTTGCGAGACCGGTTGATCTGAATCGCCCGCTCGGTCAGGGCTGCAAGATCAGTGTATTGCCGGCGCAGGACGAGCGAACGCTTGTGCGCCGTCATCGCAAGGCCGAGCAGCAATTCGCTCTTGCCCCCACCGGCGGCGCCGCCGAACAGCAGGATGTCGGCCTTGGAGTTGAAGGCGTCCAGCTGGGGCCCAGGTGACGGAACCCACAGCCGTTTCTTGGCGTCCGCTTCGGCGACCTTGCGAAGCTCCGCCTGCTTTTCGGCAGGCAGAGCTTTGTATTTCGCAAGTATCTCCTCGAGGACCGCGGTCACGCTTAGCCGCGATCAGACCGGCAGTCGAACGTGTCGAGGTTAACGATCTTGGAGACCGCCTCGCTTGAATAGGACGCGATGACAGGCGTCAGCGCAACCGTCTTGGTCAGTGCGCTCGCGATCGTCCCGACGAGCGTGCCGTTGATGTAGAACTTGGCGGTTTCATCGGCACCGACTTCGACGCGGAGCTTCATGTCGGTATCAGCGACGAAGGCGATGCCGGTATCGACCGGCGTGCCGTCGGTGTTGCCCTTCACGCCCACGCACCGGATCGTGTCTGTGGTCGCGGCCGTGTCGAACAGGAAGCCGCAGCCATCCGATTGGTTGGACGTGTAGGTGACGACCGACAGACCCCACGGCATTTCGAGAGCCGCGATCTGATCGGTGAAGCCGACGAACAACGCGACCGCCGTGATGGCGTCGAGCTTCAGGATGGTTTCGAAGGCAAGCCCGCCGTTGTCGGCGTAGAACTGGAGCGCGCCGAGATCGACCTGTGCACCGTTACCCGCCATTGTGACGGTCGCGGAATCGCCGGTCGTGATGATGGCTCGGCCATTCTCGCCCGTGGTGATCGCAAAGGCCGATGTCGCCGAGTCCGAGCCTTCTTGGAAGTTGTAGCGCCCGTCGAGCGCATCGCCGAGGAAGTCATCGGAAAAGACGACTTGCTGCATGGGGTTTGCGCCGGAGCTGCGAACCAGCTTGCCGTCGACGATCAGATCGCCGTTCTTGTTGAGGCCGATGCGATTGCCGTGCAGGGAAACGAGGATGTTTGTGTCGATTGGCATAGCCGTGAAGCTCCTGATAGCGTTGGCCCAGCGCCGTGCTCAGGCGGTCGATCTCCGGGCTGGGGTCACCGGATCGGCCGATTGAGCGCGGGGGCGCGTCGGGATTGCCGATAAAAGAGTTCGCGCTTGAGGGAAAGTGGCTGCTAGGTTTGGGCAGCACCGGACAGGCGGGGGAGCCAGCCATGACGTCAAGCGCACTTAGCAAGCGGGTCGAGTGGGCCGTGATCATCGTCACCATGGCCGTCGGCGCGACCATGGTAGCTTCGTCTTGGACTATTCCTCGCGGGGTCGGGAACGAGCGGTTTTCGCCGAGGAACGCCGTCGACAGCGTCCCGGCAGCAATCGCCGCGCAGCCGGTGTTCAATGACATCGAAGTCGGCGGCTACCTGATTTCGCGGCAGATCAAGCCCTACATCGACACGCGCCTGGAGCTCTATGGGCGGTCAACGGCGGAAGCCTATTACAAGTTGGTCGATGGCCGGGATGAGCAGGCGATCCTCAGCGAGATCGAAAAATGGGGCGCGGTGTGGACGTTGTTCCCGCCAAGCAACCGAGTTAACGACGTCATGGCGCGACAGAGCGCGTGGTGCCGCCACTTCGGAGATGACGTCGCTGTTGTCTACATCAGGCGCGACGTGCTTGAGGCGGCGAAATGGGAATGTGCTAACCGAGCTCGATAACACGCACAGCGCCGCGCGCACCGGCGCCGCCAGCGCCGGACGTGTTGGCATTACGACACCCACCGCCACCGCCACCGCCACCGCCGGGAGCCGCGCCGCTAGCGCCCGCTCCGCCATTGGTTGTCGTGCTTGATCCGCCGCTCGGCCCGCCGTCGCCAAACCACGGAAACGCTGTATTAGACGCAGCTATTGCCGCCGTCGCACTGCTCACCGGGCCAACCGTGCCACCGCCACCGCCCTCAGTGGACGAGGATTGCTGAAACATCCCGCCACCGGCCGCGCCGTGTCCAGCGCCGCCCAGATTTCCAGCGCTGACCGTGCCAGTGGTATCGACGCCAGCGCCCTGCGCTCCGCCGCCCGGACCGCTGAACAACTCGGGATGCCCACCCCGAGCACCATTCGATCCTGGACGGCCACCGTTGCCAGAACCACTCCCAGGGCGAAACTCAGTCGAAAGCGAGCCGTTAAGACGGTCAAACGCGACCGACGTACCAGAACGTACAGTGCCACCGCCACTGCCGCCCGCTGTCCCCCCCGTGCCTGCGCGGCCACCTATAGCGGCGAGAAACGCCCCAAAGGACGATGCGTTACCATCCGCCCCCGGGTTGCCGGGGGTGGTTCCGGTAACGCCGGTGCCGACAGTCGCTTGCGCGCCGCCAACTGTAACCGTCACTCCACCGCTAAATGCGGTCGAGAGAAACCAGCCGCACGTCACCGCGCCCGCTGATCCGCCGCCTCCACCTTGACGCTGTGCGCCATTGGTGCCCGCTGCACCTGAGCCCGCAGAACCGCCGCCGCCGATCACCTCGACATAGACGAGCTTCGTAGCGGCATTGATCGTCCATGTGTCGTTGGCCGTGTACTCGTACGATGCGAGCACCGCTAGCGCGCCGGAACCGGCGACAGTAGCGAATGACCCATCAGCGCGGAAAAATGTTGAGGTGCCGCCCGGCAACTTCTTCATATAACCGTGCATCGACGTCGAGGCGTCGTGCGTCGTGTTGTCGGCAAGGACCTGCATCGCTTCGGTAATGGACGCAGCCTTGACGCCCGCCGTGATCGAGGGCCCGCCGTCGTTGTACGTGAAGTCGATTGTTGCGCTGTCCGTCAGTATCAAGCCGACAGCATCCTGCGCCTCTTCGTCGGTATAGGCGCCAACGCCCGCAAGATCGCCCACGTCGATTTTGACGATCGAGCCATCCGCGAGAAACCCGAGCAGGAAGTCGCCGGCCGCCGGCGCCGCCTCAGCCGTCAAATCAGCGAGCGCCGCATCGTGAGGATCGCCCGCCGCCGCATCGTTGCGCAGCTTGATCGACCAAGCCGGCATGTCGGCGAGATTGGTGTTGTCGACGGCATTGACGGGGATGTAAGGCTGCCCAGAAGGCTGCTCCGGCTGCGTGGTCGACAGCACCTTGTCGCGATCGAGCCTAAGCCCGCGGCCGACGCGGAACCTGTTGATGAGCCCCTTCGGCGCGCCGTTCCAGAACGGGTTGGAGATCACGCGGTGCTCCCGACTCCCAGGAGCATCATGTTGCCGCCACCGCCTCCGCTGCCAGCGGCAGCAGAATCAGCGGAATGGGCGATTGTTGGTCGGCGAGCCACACCGCGCGCCCTCTTAGCTTCCGAACGACGCAATAGTCGCCGTCACGGTTGGGGCGGTGCCGCCCGAGAGCGTCGTCAGGTTGGCGCGGACATAGCTGACGACGGGGAAGGCGCGCAGGTTCGTGCCGGCGAATGCTGACGCGGTGACGAATTCCTTGTTGGCTTGAACCGTGATGTCCCACCTGACGAGCAGGAACCAGTTCGTGCCGTCGAGAGAGCCTTCGAGATCAACGACGCAGCCCGTGGGCACGCCGGTCGTGACGACCTGCATGGAGTGGATCGGCATGGGCAGACCGAGATGCGAGCTAACCCCGGCGCCCGTTGCCGCCGCAGCTGCGATCGATTTGAACTGCTGTGCTGCCATACGCGCGCGTCCTCGATTGAAGCCGTGTTGCGGCTTGTGATCGATGACGCGGGGGCGCCGGGGTTAGGTCTGCGTATTATGGTTCGCGAGGGACGGCAAGAGCCTACAGCGCCGCCAGCATCGCCCAAGCCTGGACCAAGGGAGTCATCTATATAATTCCCCTCATTTGGGAGCCACTCGCACGATCTCCAGCCCGCGTTCCTCGAGACAGCGCTTCAGTAGCGCGCCGGCTGATTGCCGTTCGGCCGGGCCCTTACCTTGCGCCCTTGCATCCTCGTCCATGTACTGTGCGTCAGCGAACGCTTGGATCACTTCGTTAAGCAACGCTTCGTCATTGGCCATCGGATTTATCCTCGATCTGTTTCGGCTTCACGTCGACGCTCATCAGAAGATGCGCGACACGCTGCGCGATCTCAAGCTCGGAGAGGTCCGCAGTGATCACGGTCGCGACCACCTCATGCGTCTCGCGCCACTCGTTCGGACGGCGGTTTGCAAGCCACTTGAACGCCGCCCCGACATCCGGCGGCACGTGCTCCTGATAGGGCGCGTAGACCGGCTTGGTCGCGCCTGCGGGCATGAAGATTTTGGTCGCTCGGTGAGTGTACCCGGTCGCTCGCCGATAGAGCGAGACGACCACCGATTCGTCAGCGTCATCCTTCGATCTGGACATCGCGTAACAAAAATCCGGGTAGGTGTTCTTCCAACGGTAGAGCGTCATGACTTCGACACCGAAGAAATCGGCCACTTCCATGTCGGTCGCACCGAGCTTGAGAAGGCGCTTTGCATCATCGCAGAGCTTGGGCGAATAGACTGTCGGCCGCCCGCGTTTCTTGTGCAGATGCTTGGGTTTCGGCTTGGTCACGTCGGGTCACCATCCCAGTGGTTCAGCCTGAAGTATCTGCCGCCCTTCCGCCTCCGCAGTCGAACGCTGCTGACATCCGACCGCAAACAGCCGCACGACTTGCTCTCCCCCAACCGAAGTTTGCTCCCCTTCACAACGCGCTCACTTCCACAATCACACCGACAGAGCCAATAGGCGCCGCGACCACCTTGCGGTTTCTCAGCCCTAGTTAGAACCGACAGGCGGCCAACCCTCTGACCTGCCATATCCTTCGCGCCGCTCATTTGCATGCCATCCGCTTCTGCGATCTCAACCACCGCCCTGTCCCGTTGCTGGTATTCCAACCGAGACTGGCGCCTGCGCTCGGCACGTTCTTACCACCCTGCATGCGATGGATCACGCCCGAGATAGCGGCTCGGGTGATACCGGCGATGCCGATGCGCTCCCTGATCTCGGGAGGGCTAAGGCCTTCGCGATGCAGCTTCATGACCAAGCTACGCAGTTCGTCGGTCCACATGGTTCACCCCATTGAGCGCAGGCGCTCGTCTTCCGTCCGCTGTCTCGCGAGCTGCTCAACCCGGTCTCTGACGATAGGGTCAGGCAACCTCAGAACTCGCCTCAGCCATGCCATGATGGTGTTCATCGTGATCTCCCAGCGTTGGTTGAAGTCATTTCCGCCACCTCGCGTCGAGCCCAACGAACACGAGGATCGCGGCATCGATCAGCTTGCGCCCGACGAACCACATGATCGCGAGAGCGGGGATGCCGATCAGCACTAGGGCGAGAGCGACGTCGCTCATTTCAGCGGTATTATGGCGCCATAATACCGCATTTCAGCGCCTTCCATCCCAGACGTTTCGCGACGAAGGCCACAGCCGTTTTCATCGCCCTGCCCTCATCAGCAGATCGCGCTTCGCTTTTGCAGCCGGATAGCGCGCGAGTTCGTCCTCGGTCACCAGCGTCCGCGGGTCGTGAGGCGGCGGGCCAACGCCGTAGATGTCCTTCCACGCGCCATTGCCGGAGGTGTTGTTGATCCATCTCCAGCCACCTTTGCCGGCGCGGCCGAAGCCTTTTTTCTCGCCATCCTCATCGGTCGGCACAGCGTAGTTCTCGAGCCACCTGTGGCGCTGAACGTGGCTCTCGTTTGCCTTTGAGCCCTCGTCCGCCAGCCGCTTGGTCTTGAAATCCTCGCTGCATGCGAGATACCAGCGCAACGGTTTTGCCGTGTTGCCACGCTCCTTTTCGCGCTTCGCAGCAGCGAGCAAATCTTCAATCTTTCCGCCGCGTTCCTGCCATTTCGCCAACTCGGCAGGCCAGTTGATCCGAGACGTGTCGGCGGTGAAGGCAATCCCGAGTTCCTCGCAAAGCGCTTCGGCTGGCGCGCGCGGATCGTAGGGCTCTGCTGCTGCAGGTTTCTCTTTTGGCTGTGGCTGTGGCTGTGGCTGTGGCTGTGTATTTTTTTGTAATTCACTCTGCAATTCGGGTGCTATTCGGTCTGCTATTTGTTTTGGTATTTCGTCTGCTATTGTTTTGTCATTCGGCTTACGGCCACTTTTGCCCCTCGCCGCCTCCCCACCAGCCTTCCCAGCGACACGCTTCTTCTCGACCATGCCGAACGCCTTGGTGCGCTCCCTTTCGAGCCTGTCTTGATGCCAATGTCCGCCCTTGATTTCATAGAAGCCGGTCAACGTAGCCCGCACCTTCCTCCACTGGCTCGGGTTCATCTTTGTGATGCCGGCGAGGCGCGCGTCGTCGTCGGGCGGCGGCCCGTTGACCCACTCATCCATCAACAGAAGCATGTAGGCGCCGTGCTCGACCGTCGTCAGCCGCGTCGTGTCCCGTAAATAGTCGCCGATATAGAGCGGCATGAACGCATCGCGATGGCCGGTCACCCGATTTTCCCCCCAAGCCAGTTGTAGGCGATCTCACATTCGGCCTTGATCTCGGCCTCTTCGCCATGGCGGACCTTGGCCGCGGCAACATTCACAAACCCCTTGGAATTGAGCAGCTTCGTTTCCCACTCCGTAACCGCCTTATTGTCAGACGCGTCCGGCCGGTTCTTTCGCGCGTAATATTCCGGCCGGTGCAGGAGCAGCACGACGTCTGCATCCTGCTCGATCGAGCCAGACTCTCTCAGGTCGGAAAGGAACGGGCGCTTGTCGTCACGGCCCTCAACGGCCCTGCTGAGTTGCGCGAGACACAGGATCGGAACGTCGAGCGCGCCGGCCAGCACCTTAAGCCCACCACTCACCTCTGTGATTTCCGCGACCTTGTTGCCGCGATAGGCTCCATCAGGCCGGATCAGTTGCAGATGGTCGATCACGAGAAGGCCGAGTGGATTGCCCTCGCGCTTGAATTTCGCCTGCCAACTCCTAGCGCGCACTCCGATTTGAGCGAGCGTCAGACCTCGGCGGTCATCGAACCTCAGTGGCTGCTTCGATACGGCCGCGGCGCACCGCGCCAGCGTTGTCTTCTGCCCGTCGTTCACGCGGTCGAGCCGGATCAAGTTGTATGGAATCTTCTCGCCTTGCCGGAACGCTTCCATGGAAAGCCACCGCTCACCGAGCTGGCCCTTGCGCATCTCGAGCGAAACGAACAGCACGCCGCGGCCGATCGAAGAGACGTGGTTTGTGATGGCAAGCGCTAACGCCGTCTTCCCCATGCCGGGACGCGCGCCGACTATGACGAGATCGCCCGGCGCCATGCCGCCGATCGCGTCGTCGAGCCCGCACACGCCATAGGGCACGAGCGGCTTGCGCATCTCCTTCGGCTCGTCCAACCGCTCAATGACGGGCGTCAGCGCCTCGTAGAGGGATGATGGGTCGTCAGCTTGCGGCTTACCTTCTGAGATCGCAGCGATAGCCGCCTCGTGCTCGGCCAAGATGTCGCGCGCCGGCGTCGAGTTATCGAACAGCCGCGACTCCGTCTGAGCAATCTCGTATCTGAGGGCGCGGCGCTGCGCCTGGTCGTAGAGTGCCTCGCACAACTCGGCAGCGATGCGGCGGTTGTTGCGGCCGTGCTTCGATTGGATCGTGCGGAAATAGTCGGCGCCGCCGACCTCTTCCAGCCCCGGATCCGATGCCATCGCTGCGACCAGCGTCAGCGCGTTCGGATCGTTGCCGGCGTCCAGCACACGGCGCGCCGCTTCCACGATACGGCGATGCAGCCCCTCGACCATATGCCCGGGGTCGATGCGATCGAGCACCATCCAGGCCGTGTCCGCACCTTCCATCAGCAGGCCAAGCACTGCCTGCTCGACCTCGACTTCGGCCGCCGTCGCTTCGCGGAGTTTCGTCACGCTCAACCTGCCGCCTCCACTGTCGCGCGCGCCGCTGCAATCTTCGCCGCGTTGAGCGCCTTGCGAGCGCGGATGGTGCCAGCTGTGTCGCCGCGATCCTTTGCGTCAGCAAGCAGCCGGTAAAGCTCGGTCAGCACCATCCGGTCTTCGAACGGCATCGCAGGATCGAGCACGGGCTTGTCCACGAGGCTCGCGCGCCGCTTGGCTTCGTCGATTTGCGCTAGCGTGAAGCGGTCGGTCATCACCGCCCCTTGTGATTCCGCGTGACGGCCTTGTGCCGCTTTGTGAGGCGATGGCCTCCGCGCATGAAAAGCTCGCGGCAACGGCCATCTCGGCAGCACCAAGAGATCAGCACGCGCGCCATTGGGGGAAACTTCGCGGCGAGTATGCCGCCCGCGCTCGTCGCGATCCGCTTGGACGTGTGCTCATTCCGTCGTGTCATGGTGTCGTCTCCTGAAGATCTGCCAACGTCACCTTGCGCTGAGCGGCATACGTCAGCAGCGCGAGCCGAAAGCCTTCCATGTCCATTGCGATGCGCATGCTGTCTTGCTCGCGTTCGCGGACCTGGTGCTCGGCAAAGAGCACGGTCGTATGGTCGCGGCCGCCAAATTGCTCGCCGACGAGCTTGGCCGATGCGCCGGTCAGGTCGCGCGCGAGGGTCATTGCCATCTGTCTCGGGCGGGCAACCCTGCGCGGTTTCGCATCGGACAGCATCTCGTCGTTTTCGACGCCGTAGCGCTGGCCGATGAGCTGGCGGCAATCGGCGATCCGCACACCCGTCTTCGGCCGTGCGCGCGCAAGGCCCATGCTGCGATGCGCCGCCTCCATCGCTTCGCCGTGATCTCGCCACCAATCGTCGCCGAACTCGCGCCACCACGACAAGAGAACTGGATCGGCCTGTCGTAGGTTCATCATGCCGCCTCGCCACTCTTCTGCGCGGCCCAGAACGCCTGCGCTGCCGTCGTTGCGCGCGCCCATGTTGCTTCCATCGCCTTGGTGTCGTTCGACATGTACGCGATCTGATAATCGGCCAGCGCGTCGCGGAAGGGCTTGCAGTGATCGATCAGCTCGTCGATCGGTGGGCGGCGCTCTTTCATCCGAACAGCCTCGTGATGCCGGTGTTCTTGAGCGCCGCCTTCGCGCGCTTCACGTCCTCGTCGTCACTTGCGCGGCGCTTGATGGGGACGAAGGCGATGCCGTGGTGATAGGAGCAATAAGGTGAGCCCGGCTTCGGTGCCC